AAAAGGATGTTTATTATAATTTTGAAACCAAAACATTTTATATCTAATGGCATATAAAAACACTGGAGAATTCAACATCCTTTATCCTACAAGACGGAAGGTTGCTAATAAAACACCATTCAAAAATGATTAAATACGGCTAACTATTATGAGTTCTTACTACAATTTATTAGCATCAAAGAAGAGAAGCCAATCAGCTGTTGACCCTGATGCACAAGCGTTCATCACAGCGGCTGCTATTACTGATAACACCCAAAAGAATGCTATTAATACTTTAGTACTTGACTTAAAAAGTTATTCTATTTGGACTAAAATGAAAGCTATTTATCCAGTAGTAGGTGGTACAGCATCACAGCATAAATTTAATTTAAAAGACCCTAGAGATTTAGACGTAGCTTTTAGATTAACTTTTTTTGGTGGGGTAACACATTCTAATAATGGGATTCAAGGGAACGGGACTAATGGTTATGGTGACACATTCTTTAATCCAACAACTCAGGGAATAAACATTGATAATTTTGGATTGACAGTCGTGTCAAGAACAGACCAAGCAAGAAGTGAAGTTGAAATCGGTAGTAGAGATAATAATTTTGTTGGTGTTTCTCAAATGCTAATTAGAAGTGCTTCAAATATATCACAACATCAAATTAATTCGACAGCAACTGGAACAATTACCGAAGTTGGAATAACTACTTCTTTAGGCTTTTTTAGCCAAAATAGAACAAATGGTACACAATTGAAAATTAATAGAAATGGAGTTGTTGCAACTTTTGCTCAAAATTCATCTACTGTAACAAATAGAAAAATAGCAATTATGGCACTTCTTACTAATACAGCATACGGTTCATTTTCATCAAAGCAATATTCAAGTATGGCAATTCACGAAGGCTTAAGTGATGTTGAAGTAGAAAATTTCCGTACAGCAATAACAAATTTTAATACATCATTAAGCAGATGATAGAAGTAGGTTTATTAACAATAGAACAAAAGTATAGCTTAGTAGAACAATTATACGCTCCTGATAGCTATTTCAACCCTATTCAAGATGCTCAAGATAATTGGGTGATTTCAGTTGAAGAAATGGAGCAGTGTGTAAATCCTGACTATCTTTGGGTGAAAGATTTACCACTGATTGAATACGTACCAAAACAAACACCGATTAATGAAAACTAAACTACTAGTAATAATACTATTGTTATCATCTTGTTCTTTAGAGCGTAGATTAGAAAAGTATTGTCCTCTATGTGTTCAAGAAACTAAAACAATTACAGAATATAGAGACACTACTATTGAAATACCTGGTGAAACAGTTACAGTAGTAGACTCATTATATTGCGATAGTTTAGGAAATGTAGTGTCTAGGTTTGGAGATATATTAAAAGATAAGAATGGTAAGATATTAAGTTTAGAGACAAGGTTAAGAAACAATGTTTATTATTCGAGAGCTAAAGTAGATACTGTCTATAAAACAATAAAAGGTAATACAATATACAAGAAAGAAGTTATCTATCTGAAGGGCAAGGATATAAAGTACATACCTTCGTGGGTTATCTTCCTATCTTATTTAGGAGGAATTTTATTAACTTTGTTACTAATATATATCGTTTACAGAATCATTAAAGCGTACACACTTTGAAAACAAAACTTATACTAATAGCTGCTTCATTTTTATCTATATTATCCCCAGTAATGCCTATGATTTATATAGCGTTATTTGTTATATTAATAGATACTGTATTTGGTATTTGGAGGTCTGTTAAAAAGGGAGGATGGAAAGCATTTAGAAGTAGACGTTTGAGCCATACGTTAAGTAAGGCATTTTTATATTCAGGAGCGATATTAATGGTATTTTTAATAGAAAAGTATATTGCTGGGGATTTAATAGGTCACTTTATATCTGTTGATTTAGTAATGACAAAAATGATAGCATTCTTTTGTGTCGCTACAGAGATTAAGTCAATCAATGAGAGCTATGAGGATGTAACTGGAAAGAATATGATCAAAGCAGTTCGTGAGTTTGTTACGAGAGCAAAAGAAGAAGCAAAAGATTTAACCGAATAATAAGAAAATGAATTTAGATATATCTAAAATAGTTCAAAGTAGACTTAAAAAAACTCAGTATTTTCAGGAAAATACTCCTAAGAATCAAATATATTTACACCATACGGCTGGAGGCGGTAATGCTGTCGCTGTGTCTAAATGGTGGGATAGCACGAAGGATAGAGTAGCTACTGCATTTATTATTGGTAGCAAAGGTACTATTGTTCAATGCTTCTCATCAAAAGAATGGGCGTATCATTTAGGATTAAAGAAAGTTAATTTCTCAAGTATGGGATTACCATATAAGGCACTTGATAAAAATTCAGTTGGGATTGAGGTGTGTAATTATGGACCACTTAAAGAGGTAGATGGGAAGTTTTACAATTATGTAGGTGGTTTGGTTGACCCAAGTAAAGTGACTAAATTAGACAAACCATTCAAAGGGCATTTCCTTTGGGAGAAATACACTGACGAACAAATTGAAAGTTTACGGCAATTGGTTGTTTATTTATGTGAGACCTATGGCATATCAAAAGAATACAATGATGATATTTGGAATCTATCAAAAAGAGCTTTGAGTGGTGATGATGGTATATTTACTCACAACTCTGTTAGGAAGGATAAGTCTGACATGTACCCATGTCCACGAGTAATTGATATGTTAAAAAGTTTGTAATGAAAAAAGAAGGAAATATAAAGGTAGATAAATCAATTGATAGACCAGGTGTACATTCTAAGACCAAGGCATCTAAATTGAAGAGTTCTAAGAATTATAAGAAAAAATATCGTTCACAAGGTAGATAATTATAACTACTGTATCATTTATTATATTTTTTTATTACATTTACTATATGTTAGTATATATAGCAATAAATAAAATAAACAGTAAAAAATACATTGGCTATACCACCAAAGCATTACACGAAAGAATAAAAACTCATGTAATAAAGGCTTATAGTAAATCATCAAAACATTATGATTATAATTTTCAAAGAGCTATAAGAAAGTATTCTATAGATAGTTTTACATGGGAAGTATTATATAATTGTTGCAGTAAAGAAGAATGTATTCAAAAAGAAATTGAATGTATTAAGCACTATAATTCCATATCTCCTAATGGTTATAATTTAACTCATGGTGGGGAAGGTGGTGTACAATCAGAAGAAACTAAATTAAAGATTTCAAATTCTGTTAAAGAATATATTAGGTTAAATCCAGATAAGTACAATAGGATACTTAATATGACATCAGAATCCAGAAAAAATGTAGCTAAAAAAGCATGGGATACAAAAAGAAAAAATGGATATAAATATCCATCAGGGTTTAAAATAAGTGATTTGTCAAAACAAAAAATGAGTATAACTAAAAATAATAAAAATAAATGTGGTTGGATAAATATTAATACTAATGAAATATTATATAAATCCTTAACCGATATGTCAAAATATACAGGTTTAAGTTCAGGCGTATTCAATCACCTTAAACAAGGAAGACAGCAAAAAACTAAATGTGGATGGATGTTTTATGTAAAATAAATATATAATATTTTTTTTTAGTAAATTTGTCTTATGAAAGTAAATAATTATCCGTTAAAGACACCAGCTGCTGGAGATAGACTATTTGGTAGCGATTCAAATGGCGACCAGAAGCAGTTTGATATGTCAGCTGTTAGTAATAACGTATTTCAATATGAGATAGGGGAATATGCTGCTGACCAAGGCGGTGTGATTTTTCATAGATATTTAGATGGAGACACTCAGAATTATTTAGTAGTTGGCTTGACTAACTTATCAACTTCTCAAGCATGGAGTAATGTTGCGTCTACTCTAATAGGTTCTACTGCTCAGAGTACTTGGGATGGATTATCTAATAGTAATGCAATAGTGACTCAAGTAGGGCAAACAAGTAGTGCTGCAAAATTATGTTTAGATTCAACCGATAATAGTCAAACAGATTGGTATTTACCAGCTATTCAGGAGTTAAATTTATTATGGACTAATAGGTTTGATGTTGATAAATCTATAAGCTCTATTGTAGGCTCAACCGCTATGGGAACTGATACTTTCTGGAGTTCAACAGAAACAACAAGTACATTTGCAACAACTTTTAATATTCAATACGGAACATCTTTAAAAAACGCATCTAATTACGTAAGAGCTATTAGGAAGTTTAGTATTTAATTACTATATTTGTTGTAAAATTAAATACAATGAATAAAATTAAACAAGAAGAATTATCAAGATTAACGGAATTAAACCGTAATTTCAGAGACCTTAAATTTCAGGTAGCTGACATCGAACTATCATTCGATAGATTAAAAACCCAAAAAGTATCAACCATGGCAAACCTAGAGTTTGTCGTTCATGATATGGCTAAGTACCAAGAGGAACTTACTGCTAAATATGGTGATATAACTGTTAATCTTCAGACTGGTGAGTATAATTAGAAAAATATCTGTCGGTCCTGACTACATGAAGAGTATGAATTATACTGTAGGTCAGGAAGTTCTTGATAAAACATATTGCATTTACCAGATTATTAAAAGTGATGAAGGTATAAAACTTTATATTATTAAGGACGATGAAATTACGTTATGGAAAGAATTTTCTATAACCATGCCTATTTCTATTGAATTTAATATAAATTTTTAATGTTTGCTCCAAACTATTTTATAGTTAAACCTGTTGACGGCAGGCGATACAATAATATCCGTAATTATGGTGGTGTTGAGTTTATTATAAGTACTTCTCAAGAAGACCATACTGTATCTAATCGTTTTGCTGAGGTGGTGTCTTTACCAAGATACTATGTAGGTGATGTTAATGTTGGAGATATAGTTGTAGTTCATCACAACGTGTTTAAGTTTTATTACGACATGAAAGGAAACCAAAAGAGTAGCTGGCATCATTTATTTGATGATTACTTTATCTTGGAGGAAGCTCAGTTGTATCTATACAAAACTTCTGACGATAAATGGACTGCTCCTTTCCCTTATTGTTTTGTTAGACCTATAAAGTCAGAGGAGAAGGTTATCAACACTTTAGGTAAGCATGAGGAGTTATGGGGGGAATTGGTATTTAAGAATGGCAATATGGGTAATGTGAATGAAGGAGATGTAGTTTCTTTTACTCCAGATAGTGAATATGAATTCGATATTGATGGTGAGATTTTATACAGAATGTACGATAGAAATATATGTCTAAAAAGGTAGAAATATTAGAGGCTGCAAAGGTAGCTATTGATGAATTGATAAAGGTATTAAGAGAACCTATTATTACTCACATGGAGGATGACATCTCAGCTGATAAGTTAAAGAATGCTGCATCTGCTAAGCGTTTAGCTTTTGACGATGCATTAAATATGTTGGCTAAGATAGAGGAAGAGGAAAATAGAGCTAATAATACTTCTACGGAGGTTATGGCTGGCACAGGTGGCTTTGCTGAGGGTAGAGCTAAAAAAAAGTAAATACTTTTTACAAAATCATATATAAATGGAAAATAGTCTTTACAAACTTATTACAAACCATATACATAAATCAGCACTTACCACCAAGAATTCAAAAAAGTCGTGGACTTATGGTTATCATTCTGAGTACGATTTAGTTGTTATATCAAAGGATGGAACTATAGGTGATATATATGATATAAATGGAGTCAAGGTTGCATTACCAGCAACTCCAAAAAAAATAGAAATCACTAACAATAGATGGGTTGCAACTGATTATCCACAAGAGCTGCAAAAGATAAAAAGCATATTCGATTGGAATAGAAGAGACAATTCATTTAAGTCTAAATATGTTGATTATATTGAGACTGAATTTGATAGACGTGACAATGGTTATTGGTTCATGAATAATGGAGTTCCTACTTATATCACTGGAACTCATTATATGTACTTGCAATGGACTAAGATTGATATTGGTCTACCAGACTTTAGAGAATCCAATAGAGTTTTTTATATATATTGGGAGGCATGTAAGGCTGACAATAGGTCGTTTGGGATGTGCTATCTAAAGAATAGACGTTCTGGGTTTTCATTTATGTCTTCAGGTGAGGTGTCTAATACTGGTACTATAGTTCGTGACTCCAGGATAGGTATATTATCTAAGACAGGTCCAGATGCAAAGAAGATGTTTACAGATAAGGTAGTGCCTATTGTTCGGAATTATCCTTTCTTTTTTAAACCAATACAAGATGGGATGGACAATCCTAAGACTGAGTTGGCGTTTCGTGTGCCTGCTAGTAAGATTACTAGAAAGAACATGGATGAAGAAAAGAATGATGAGATTGACGGACTAGATACTACTATTGACTGGAAGAATACAGCTGATAACAGTTATGATGGTGAGAAGTTATTGTTGCTTGTTCAAGATGAAGCAGGGAAATGGACGAAGCCAGAGAATATTTTAAATAACTGGCGTGTAACTAAAACTTGTTTACGTTTAGGTAGTAGGATAGTAGGTAAGTGTATGATGGGTTCAACCTCAAATGCATTATCCAAAGGTGGTGACAATTTCAAGCACTTATACAACGATAGTAACCCTAGGAATCGTTCTGCTAACGGTCAAACTAAAAGTGGATTATATTCTTTATTTATTCCTATGGAGTGGAATATAGAGGGTTATTTAGATGAGTTTGGTCATCCTGTTTTCGCAGATCCTAAAAAGCCTATTATTGGCATTGATAGGGAAAAAATAAATCAAGGTGTAATTACTTGGTGGAATAACGAGGTTGCTGCATTAAAGTCTGATTCTGATGCCTTGAATGAATTCTACCGTCAGTTTCCTAGAACTGAATCTCACGCATTTAGAGATGAATCGAAGCAATCTGTGTTCAACTTAACAAAGATATATCAGCAGATTGACTATAATGATTCTTTAATAAAGGATCATGTATTAACTAGGGGTCATTTTCATTGGAAGAACGGCAAGAAAGATACTGAGGTTATTTGGACTCCAGACGCAAAGGGTAGGTTTTTGGTTTCTTGGATTCCAGATAGTAAAATGAGAAATAATGTAATAGATAGAAATGGTAAGAAATTTCCTGGTAATGCTGAGTTGGGTGCTTTTGGTTGTGACCCTTATGATATTTCAGGTGTTGTTGGTGGCGGTGGTTCAAACGGTGCTTTGCATGGAAAGACTAAATTCCATTTATCAAAAGATGCTCCAATTAATGAGTTCTTTCTTGAGTACATAGCAAGACCACAAACGGCAGAGATATTCTTTGAAGACGTTCTAATGGCTTGTATATTTTACGGTATGCCTATATTAGCAGAGAACAATAAGGCTAGATTACTTTATCACTTTAAGGATAGAGGATACAGAGCCTTTTCTTTAAATAGACCAGACAAAGACAAAAGTAAGCTATCTAAGACGGAGCTAGAGTTAGGTGGGATACCTAATACATCTGAAGATGTAAAACAAGCTCATGCCTCATCTATAGAGACTTACATTGAGGAATACGTTGGTCTTGATACCGAGGGAACTTATAGGGATTCCGATATTATGGGGTCTATGTATTTTACTAAGACATTAGAGGACTGGGCTAAATTTGACCCTAACAATAGAACAAAGCATGATGCTTCCATTAGTTCTGGATTAGCTATTATGGCTACTAGAAAGTATTCTTTTGAAACAGAGAAGAAAGAATCGAAAATAAGTATTAAATTTGTAAGATACGATAATAGTGGAACAAGGAGCACAATAATAAAATAATGGAGAAATTGTCAGTTGTAATTAATCAATCACCCTTCCCTAATCAGATGGCTTCGGATGAAGAAAAAGCTACATTTGCTTATGGGCTAAAAGTAGGTAAATCTATTGAAGGTGAATGGTTTAAGAGAAAAGTAAATACATGTAGGTTTTATGACCAATGGGGTGAGTTTCATAGATTGAGACTATACGCTAGAGGTGAGCAGCCTGTTCAAAAATATAAAGACGAGTTATCTATTAACGGAGATATGTCTATGTTAAATTTAGACTGGACTCCTATTCCTATTATCCCCAAGTTCGTTGACATTGTTGTTAACGGAATGAATGACAGGTTGTTCACAATCAAAGCTGAATCTCAAGATGTTATGTCGGCAGAGAAAAAGAATGTATTTCAAGATATGATTGAAGCTGATATGATAGCTAAAGATTTTTTGAAATTAACACAAGAGGAGTTTGGTATAAACGCTTTTGATGTTGACCCATCTGAACTACCAGAGAGTGACGAAGAGTTGTCATTATATATGCAACTTAAATATAAACCTAGCATTGAGATAGCCGAGGAAGTCGCTATTGATACAATGTTGAAAATGAACGACTATTCTAAGATAAAAAAAATGGTTGACTATGACCTTACTGTATTAGGCAAGGCAGCGTTGAGACATACATTTTTACCTAATGATGGTTTAAAGATTGATTATGTTGACCCATCTAATCTTATTCATAGCTATACTGAGAAGCCAGACTTTTCAGATTGCTATTATTTTGGCGAAGTTAAGCAAGTACATTACACTGAATTATTAAAAATAAACCCTAATCTAACTAATGAGCAATTAGATGAGATTAGAGGAGCTTCTTCCGCATGGTATGATTATTTCCCTATTATTAGAAATTATCAAGATAGTGCATTTTTAAACGAAGTGGTTACATTGTTGTATTTTAACTATAAGACTGATAAACGTTTTGTTTGGAAGAAAAAGATACTTGAGAACGGTGGTGAGCGAGTAATCAGAAAAAACGATACATTTAATCCTCCTATTGAGGATGGTATGCAATTTGAGAAAGTAGAAGCTGTTCGTGATGTTTGGTATGAGGGTATTTTAGTTGGAGGTTCTAACATTATGATTAAATGGGAAATGATGAGAAACATGGTTCGTCCAAAATCAGCAAGTCAAAAGGCACTCCCTAATTACGTAGTTTTTGCTCCGAGAATGTATAAAGGTAATGCAGAGTCTTTAGTTAGACGTATGATTCCTTTTGCAGACCAGATACAATTAACTCATTTGAAGCTACAACAAGTAATGGCTAGAGTTGTACCTGATGGTGTATTTATTGATGCAGATGGTATCAATGAGGTTGATTTAGGTACTGGTGCTGCATACAATCCAGAGGATGCTTTAAAGTTGTACTTTCAAACTGGTAGTGTTATCGGTAGGAGTTATACTCAAGATGGTGAATTTAACAATGCTAGAATACCTATTCAAGAATTAAATTCTAATAGTGGACAATCCAAAATGGCTGCTTTAATAGGTAATTATAATCACTACTTAAATATGATACGTGATGTGACAGGTATAAATGAGATTAGAGATGGCTCTACTCCAAATCCTGACGCATTGGTTGGAGTTCAAAAGTTAGCCGCTTTAAGCTCAAATACAGCTACTAGACATATATTAGAAGGTGGTTTATCTATGACTAAAAGTATAGCTGAATGTATATCTGTTAGGATTGCTGATATTCTTGAATACGCTGATTTTGCAGAAGAGTTTGCTATGCAGATAGGAAAATACAACGTAGCTATACTTAATGATATTAGAGAGCTTTATTTGCATGACTTTGGTATATTCATAGAGGTTTCTCCTGACGAGGAACAACGACAAATGCTTGAGGCAAACATACAAGTTTCACTACAACAACAAACTATTGATTTGGAGGATGCTATTGATATTAGAATGATTAATAATATCAAGGTTGCTAATGAGTTATTAAAGGTTAAAAGAAAGAAAAGAATAGAGCAAAAGCAGAAAGAACAAGAAATGCAGTTCCAAATGCAGATGCAAAGTAACATTCAATCTCAACAGGCGGCAGCTGAGAGTAAAGCTCAGATGGTTCAATTGGAGGCTCAAAGTAAGATACAAATTAGAGAGGCTGAAATGAACTATGCGGTTCAGCAAATGCAAGCAGAGGCAGCTATAAAGGCTCAGTTAATGGACAGAGAGTTTCAGTATAATATGCAGTTGAAAGGTATAGAGACTGACAATTTAATGAGAAGGGAAGATAAAAAAGAAGTTGCTAAAGATAAACGTGTTGACCTTCAAGCTACAAGACAATCTGAGTTAATAAACCAAAGAAAGAACAATCTACCTCCATTGAATTTTGAATCTACAGAGGATTCTTTGGATGGTTTTGACTTAGAATCTTTTGGACCAAAGTAGGCTATAACTAGCATTATGCGTAAAAATTGTTGTAATAACGGTTATAACCAGCATATTTTGTCGCAAAAATAGTATATATTTGCGACAAAACTATTTAGTATTTCGTAGCGCAATATACCAAAAAATGGTAATAAACGCACTGAAATACTAGAATTAAATACGGCTTAATATATTATACATTTGAGCTGTATTTATATGTTTTTGCATATTATATTAGCTATAAATGGTATTTTATACGTAATAAAATATAATTATTATCTTTGTAAAAAATAAATTAAATATAATGACAGAAGAGTTTAAAGTAAGAGCAGTTGATTTTGAGGAAAAATCAGTTGCTGAAATAGAGGAGAAGTTACTAAAAGAACACGCTGAGAAAACAGGGACTGCTGAAGTTGAGGCTGAACCTGAAAAGGTTGTTATTGAAGATACTTCTCAAAAGGTTGAACCTCAAGAGATTGAGATAGACGACAATAGAGTTCTTTCATATATTGGAAAAAGATATAACAAAGAGATTAGTAATCTTGACGAATTATTTCAAGAAAGGTCTAACAATGAAGAGTTAGACCCAGAGGTTGCTAGTTATTTAAAATATAAGAAAGACACTGGTCGAGGGATTGAGGATTTTATTAAGTTAAATAAAGACTTCAGTTCTATGGACCAAGACCAATTGTTATTTGAGTATCGAAAAAACATCGACAAAGACCTTGACGATAGTGATATTAAATTTGACTTGGATTCTGAGTTTTCAATAGACGATGTTTATGATGACGAGAAAACAGCAAAGAAAAAACAATTGGCAAAGAAAAAAGAACTTTCTAAAGCTAAGGAATATTTTAATCAACTAAAAGAACAGTATAAAGTTCCTCTTGAGTCAAGAGAATCTTTTGTTCCTACGGATGAGAAAGAAGCTTACGAGGCTTATAAAGGTTATAAAGAAAATGCTACTAAGGCGGATGATGAGCAACTCAAAAAGTCTAAGTACTTCACTGACAAAACGTCTGAGTTATTTTCAAGCAATTTTGAAGGTTTCAATTTTAGCTTGGATGATAATAAAAAGATAGTGTATAAGCCAGCTGAAGCACCAGACTTACTGAAAGAGCAATCTAATTTACAGAATTTTGTATCAAAGTTCTTGAATGATGAAGGCTACTTGAAGGATGCAGAAGCATTTCACCGTTCTATTGCAGTGGCTTCAAACCCAGAGAAATTCGCTAAATTCTTCTATGAGAAGGGGATGGCAGAGGCAGTTGGTAATGTTGCTAGAGAGTCTAAAAATATTGACATGACTCGACAAGCACCACAATTAACTCCTACTTCTGGTTTTAAAGTTACAGCTATAGATGACGGACGTGGCAATAGGTTAGTAATTAAAAACAATAACAAAAATTAGAAAAAATGGCTGGAACATTAAACGTAACCCCTGGAGTTAGTATTACTCCGAGTGCTGTAAAGGCAACTTTGCCTTCAAACTACATCACTAATTTTGATTTCTTGAATCAGTATCTTCCTGATACTTACGAGCAAGAATTTGAACGATATGGAAATCGCTCTATCGCATCATTCCTTAGAATGGTAGGAGCTGAGCTTCCTTCTACATCAGACTTGATTAAATGGGCTGAGCAAGGTCGTTTGCATACTAAATATGCCAATGTTACTACTGCTATTACTGCTGGTAATGATACAGCTATTTGGACAGTAAATGACACAGACTCTAATGGTAATTATTTGAATTGTAACTTTAGAGTAGGTCAAACAGTTTTCTTGTCTTCAAAATCTTCAAGTGCTTCTGATAAGGCTATTATCACAGACGTTACTGCATCCGCAACAAGTGTAACTGCAGCAACATTTACTGTTGCTTATTATGCCGCTGGTGGTCAAACTATTGCTGCTAGTACTGCATCAAATGCATTTGTTTATGGCTCTGAGTTTAAGAAAGGCTCAAGTGGTATGGTTGGTTCTTTAGAGGCGCAAGACGATTTCTTTGAAGTATCACCTATTATTATTAAAGACAAATACACTGTATCTGGTTCTGACATGGCTCAAATCGGATGGGTTGAAGTGACTACTGAAAACGGTGCTACAGGTTACTTGTGGTATATGAAATCAGAGCACGAAACACGTTTGCGTTTTGAAGACTATATGGAAATGGCTATGGTTGAGGGAGTTCCTGCTGAAGCGAACTCTGGAGCTATTGCTGCAACTGGTGATGTAGGTAATAAAGGAACTAAAGGTTTATTTCACGAAATTGAAGACAGAGGTAATGTATGGTCTGGAGGTAATCCAGCTACATTAGCTGACTTTGATACAATCGTACAAAGATTGGATAAACAAGGTGCTATCGCTGAGAATGCATTGTTCTTGAATCGTCAGTTCTCTTTTGATATTGATGATATGTTAGCTACACAAAACTCTTACGGAGTTGGTGGTACGTCTTACGGTTTGTTTGACAACAGTGAGCAAATGGCTCTTAATTTAGGATTCACAGGATTCCGTAGAGGTTATGAGTTCTACAAAACTGACTGGAAATACTTGAATGACGCTACATTGCGTGGTGGTCTAGTAGGTGGTGCTGTAAACGGAGTGTTAGTTCCAGCTGGAACAACTACTGTTTATGACCAAGTATTAGGTAAAAACGCAAAACGTCCATTCTTACACGTACGTTACCGAGCTTCTGAAACAGAGAACAGACGTTACAAAACTTGGATGACTGGTTCAGCTGGTGGAGCACAAACAAGCGATTTGGATGCAATGGAGGTTAACTTCTTGTCTGAAAGAGCTTTGTGTACATTAGGAGCAAACAACTTCTTTATCTTCAAAGGATAAGAATAAATATTAACAGAGTGTCATCAGTGACACTCTGTTATTTTTTTAGTAAAAATTAAATTATATAAAATGGAAAAATTAAAAATCAAGAAAGTAAATCTTGAACCTAAAGACAGAATCTATCTGTTAAAAACTAACAAACAACCTTTAGCTTATTATGTTTCTTCAAGAGACACACCAAGAAAACGTCTTCTTTATTATGATGAAGAGACAAACACTAATCACCCATTACGTTACGCTAGAAATTCTAACTCACCTTTTCAAGAGGAACAAGACCAGAATGTTATAGTAGAACCTATTATATTTGAGGATGGTGTATTAAATGTTCCAAAAACAAACCCAGTATTACAACAATTTTTACATTACCATCCTGATAATGGTTTTGAATTCTATGAGTTTGACAACCAGAAAGATGCCGAAGAACATGTTCAGTCAATGTATTCCGAGCTTGACGCTCAATTAGCAGCTAGAGATTTAGCAGCAAACGAATTCGGTACTTTAGAAGCTGTTGCACGTATCTTAATTGGTGGTACAGTTGATAAGATGAGTAGCTCTGAAATCAAAAGAGATATGATGATTTACTCTAAAAAATATCCACAAGATTTCTTAGAAGCAATAAATGATCCATCGTTAAAAGTAAATAATATTGCCGCAAGAGCAATCTCTGATGGATACTTAACTCTTAGAAATAATGGCAAGGATATATATTACAATCTAAAAGAAAACAAGAAAAAACTATTATCAGTTCCGTTTGGAGATAACGCTACATCTGTCTTATCGTCATATTTACAATCTAATGATGGTATTGAGTTGTATGAGTTTTTAGAAGAACGAATGTCTAATAATAATTAGTATATTTGTATCATTATTAACCCATTAAATTTTTGAACAATGGAAAAATTTTTATCTATCCCTGTAACTTCTCAGGGCGTACAATTGGTATCAGCTAACAACATCGTTTTAGTTGAAGCTGCGGCTGACTCAGCAACAGCAGTAACAACTTTGATTACTTATGCTGGTGGTAAAGTAGTAACACTAACTCATGCAGCTCAAGTAGCTTTCAGTATGAAGTTAGCTATCCAAACAGCTATTGTTGCAGCTTTGCAGACATCTTGGGCTAATGTTGTTTATGACGTTACAGTACCACAAGCAGTTAGTGACATTGATGTAGCTTAATAAGCAATCAAACTAAAAAATAAGCCACTTTAACGAGTGGCTTTTTTTATTTATCTTTGTATAAAAGACAATACAATGATTAATGAGGTTCGTAATACTGTCCTATCTATACTATCTAAAGACAATCGTGGCTACATAACTCCGTTTGAGCTCAATCTGTATGCAAAACAAGCTCAATTAGAAGTATTTGAGAGCTACATATATAATTATAGTAATGCAATAATAAAACAAAATGCTAGAATGCATGGCGAAGGTTATTCAGACATTCCTAAAAAAATAGCTGAGGTGTTAGATACTTTCTACACTATTGATTCTATTAATTATGTATCTCCATATTTTGAATTACCGCCTGACTTTTATTTTATACAAAAGTTAGTATTTAATAATAAAGAGGTAGAGAAGGTTAGTCATCAAAAAATACTTAACTTATTATCTTCTAATTTAACAATGCCTAATGTTTATTATCCAGTATATACAATGACTGATAATTATGATGGTATTGCTGCTACTAAGAATATTATTCAAGTGTATCCTAACACTATTGATAGTAATGTAACACTTCATTATTTAAGGTTTCCAAAAGATCCTAAATGGACTTATGTAGCTATGGGAACAGGTGATTCAGACCCATTATTTAATCCATCAGCTAATGATTATCAAGACTTTGAATTGCCATTGAGTGATTTTAATAATTTAATTGTTAAGATACTTCAATACTGCGGTATTACAATTAGAGAGCAAGATATTGTAGCGGCTGCTAAGAGTGAAGAAATACAAGACATACAACAAAAACAATAATAAATGGCATATATGACTAATTTTCAATATTACACTAATGGTGGTGTAATACCTGAAGACAAGAATTGGGGTTCTTACCAATATGTTAGCTTAGCTGATATAGTTAATAATTTTATGCTTATCTATGTAGGGAATGATAAATTAGTTAACAATGTAGAAAGATATACTGTTTTGTTTCACGCAAAACGAGCTATACAAGAAATTAACTATGATGCTTTAAAAAACATTAAGGTATTGGAATTACAATTAGGTAAGCAGTTGAAAATGGTACTGCCTCCTGATTATGTAAATTACGTTAGAATATCTCTTTTAAGAAATGGATTATTGTTACCGCTTACCGAGAACAGAAGTGCTTTATCAGCTACTGCTTACTTACAAGACAATAATTTAGATATTATATTCGACTTAAATGGAGAGGTAGTGACTGGAACTTCTAAACTAGATATATTACGTCAGAACGCTGAGCTATACACAGGTCCAGGTCCTTACAATGGTAGTTTAGGTTGGGAGTATGGTGGCGATTGGTATTTTGGTTATTCTATAGGTGGTAGATACGGCATGGAGACTGATGAAGCTAATAGAAATCCGAAATTTAAGATAAACAAGATGGCTGGAGTTATAGACTTTTCTTCTGGTGTTGAAGACGGATACATTGTTCTTGAATATATTTCTGATGGTATGGAGAATGGAGATGATTCTTTAATCACAATCAATAAATTAGCTGAGGAGTATATTTATAATTATTTAAAATGGGCTATACTTAGCAACAAAACAGGAGTTCAAGAATACATAGTTAATAGAGTTCAGAAAGCTAAATCATCAGCTTTAAGAAACGCAAAGATTAGATTAAGTAATTTGCATCCAGCTAGATTATTAATGAGCCTTAGAGGCAGAGATAAACAAATAAAATGATAAAAATAGATAAGACTTTTATTGCTGGTAAAATGAACAAGGACATTGATGAGCGTCTTGTTCCAGAGGGTGAATATTTAGATGCTCTTAATGTAACGATAGATACAACAAGAGGTTCTACTATTGGCTCTGTTCAGAATTCACCTGGTAATGAAGTTGTTAGTGATATTGATATTTTAACTGGTATTACTGCAACAAATTCAACTACTATCGGCTCTATATCTTACGAGCCTAGCAATCTTATTTATTGGTTTGTTACTTGTGATGAGTATGATGCTATATTTGAATATAACCAGGTAACAGATATTACTGAGAGAGTTATTTTAAGCACTACTAATCAGTTGAGTTTTAATAGAAATTATGCTATAACAGGTGTTGATTATATACCTGGGTTAGCTGGAGATGGTCCGTTCTTGTATTGGACAGATAATGTTAATCCACCTAGAAGAATAAATATAGCTAGAGCTAAAAGTTATTCTGACGATGACAGTAGAATTGATTTAGATATTAACGTTATATTAGCTCCTCCGCTATACGCTCCTAAGATTAAGTTGCACTTTGAGGAGTCTATAGATGTATCAAATAATATTGAGGATAAGTTCATATACTTTTCATATAGATATAAATACCACGACAATCAGTATAGTGCTTTATCTCCATTTTCAGCTGTAGCATTTCATGCCAATTCATTTTTGTATGACTACTTGACTGGTGACAACAAAGGAATGTTAAACAAATTTAACATGGTTGATGTGACGTTTGACACTGGCAATGAATTCGTTGAGGAGATACAAGTGTTATATTTTGACACTTACAAATTAAACGTTTACATAATTGAAAATTATAATAAAGAAGAATTAACGATCCAGGATGATTTTAAGTATTCTATTACATTTAGTGCAAATAAGATATACACTCCTATTGAATCTAGCGAGGTTACAAAATTATTTGACAATGTTCCTTTATTAGCTAGAACTCAAGATATAGTTGGGAACAGATTGATATATGGGAATTATACTCAGTTTAGAGATATTGTTGATAGTAACTTGCAGAATATCGTTCCAAATTATACTTTGGCGTTGGAGTCGACTGCTATTACTACTCAACCAAAGAAAACATTTAGAAGCGATAGAGACTATGAGGTGGGTATTATCTATACGGATGAATACGGAAGAATGACAAGTGTTCTTACATCTAAAAATAATGAGCTTTATATACCATCTACTAATTCAGATACTGCTAATTCAATTAGGTTAGAATTAACTAACAATCCCCCTTTTTGGGCTACCAACTATAGGTTTGCAATCAAACAAGCTCAAGGTGACTATTACAATATATTTCCAAGAACTTTTGCTGTTGATGGATTATTTAGATATTTTTTGATAAATGAAGCTGATAGAGATAAGATTACCATTGGGGGGTATGTTATATTTAAAACATCTAACGGTTTAGCGACTCATTCAAATAAGCAATTTAAAGTTCTTGAGCTGGAGTACAAACCAGTGTCAACCGTATTTATTATAGAGGGTTTGTATTTTAAAATAAAATCAGACCCTGCTGATGTATTTTTAGATAGCCCTACAATAACAACACGTAGCGATAGTGGTTCAGGGCGAGGCATAAATAGCAGTGGCTTTTCTCCTACAAACCCAGTACGAAATAGAGGCTCAATTGTTAATTTTGAGTATGCGTATTATGCCAATAATGGAGATAATACACTAGAAAATCCTAATCAAAATAATTCAGGAAGTGTAACGGCTGATTACAATGGACCTATATCTAATAATGATATTGATTATAGAATAAGTGTTCAAATATTAAACCCAGCAAACCCATCATCAAATACTGGGACTCACTTTAGATGGACATATAGACTGAATGGAACTAATTACAGCTCTCCTATTGCAATATCTAATTTTGTAGATATAACTGTATTTCCTCCATTCACAGATGACTTTAGGTTGTATTTTGACACATCAAGTAATTACAATGTAGGAGATTTACATATTATAAATGTTAGAGGTGCTATTCGAGACGTATTACTTACACCTAGATTTAGTTCTACTGTATATAGTAGATTTGTAAGCGTTTTTGAAAGGGGTCTTTTCCCTTATAATTCAACTACTGGTGCAATAGGTGGCTACGAGGGTCATGCTATATTATTATATAACGAACCAATATATCCTGGTGCTGTTATCAATATAAATATATTAAGAGACGTATCCCCTGACTCTTCAAGTCCGAATAGAGCTATCAATAACACTTGGACAAGTAATGATTATTACAAAAATATTGAGGAGTGGTTTTGGCAATCTGGTGCTTATAATTCATTCCAATATATTGCAAATGATTATACTACTCAGACATCTCCAATAAATATTATATTCAGGAGAGCTGATGTCCCTCCTGGTAAACAATCAACAGTTGCTCCGTATGTTACTCAATACATAGATGAAGATACTGATGTTAATTCTGGACGTTTATGTCTTTTAATAAGAGGTGTAGGTGATTATGATGGTAGTTCCCCTAATGAAATACTAGCTGAGTTAAAAGTGACACAAACTCCTACAGTTAGATTAACAGCAGAAACAGTACCTTTAAACGTAGACATTGATATATTCTACGAGATGAGAAAGACGTACGCAATTAAAAATGGCTATCACACAACATCTTGGCGTTATGCTGATTACACTTCGGCTGGTGGTACGTTTGCTGGTAAAACAGTATTAGGACCAGTAAATCCAAGTATTCCAGTATCAACAGATTTGATGCATTCGTTTAATGTTGGAGAAAGAGTATGGGTTCAAAATTCAGACACTATTATACCGATAGTTGGTCCTATTAGCGATTATTACGACATATTAGCGGTTACAGAGTATTCAATAACAATTGACTTAACATTCCCAGGAGATGGAGCACCAACCCCAGGTAATGTGTTCTACCAATCATGGGAGAAAGACCAATCAAGTACTGATAATTTAATTGTAGAGTTGAACAACATAACTTCAGATAACTCAGACTTTAATTCTTTTGCTTTCGGGAATGGTGTTGAGTCATATAGAATTTATGATAACTTCTTGAGACCTACAATGAAATATAGCCCTAGAGCTAGCAGTGTTATAGAGGATTATCAGCAGCAAAATAAATATGCATCACTTTGCTATAGTGGTATATATAAAGGAGACACATCAACAAATAGATTGAACTCTTTTAATTTATCTCAAGCTAATTTTAAGAATTTAGATATAAAGTATGGTCCTATTGAGAAGATTTTTGCTAGAGACACTGATTTATTGGTGTTACACCAAGACAAAATAACTAAAGTTCTTTATGGTAAAAATTTATTGGTTGATGCCGTAGGTGGTGGTCAAGTTGCCTCCGTTCCAGAGGTCCTAGGTAATCAAATTGCTCATCCATCTGAATATGGTATTAGTAATAATCCAGAGAGTTTCGCTAAGCACGCTAACATTTTATTTTTCTCAGATGCTAGAAGAGGTGCTGTATTGCAAATGCTAGGAGATGAGGTAGTTGAAATATCTGATAGTGGTATGCGAAACTACTTTAGGGATATAATGAAAGATAATCCAAACACACAAAAGCTAGGTTGTTTTGACCCTTTTAATAATACTTATGTAATTGCGTTTAACGATCAAAATGTAGTCCCTTGTTCTTTACAAATATCGCCTATTAAACTATCTTTAAATAAAGACGCAAAGGGATTGTTATTATTCAGTATAGTATCTAATGGACCTTGGTCTATTTCTTATTCTTCTGACTGGCTCTATATAAACACCACTTCAGGATTTGGGAATCAAAATATATTTGGTTCGGTTACTGAAAATGACACTGAAGACATAAGGACAGAGAACGTTGAAATTTCTTACTGTGATGGTAGTGCTAGTTTAGAATTTTTATTAACTCAAACAACAAAAGATTAATATGTGTGATTGTATAAAAGTTACCTATGAAATAAACGGTGTAACGTCTACTATTGAAGTAAATAGTCCATTTGAGTTTGTAGTTGGTGAGCAAGAGTTTTCTATTAATCTCGTTGATGGCGTATGGGAATTAGATGCAGGTAATACAACTATTGGAACTATTGACACACCTGATTGTCCACTGGGAGATTTCGACCTAAATGAAGATTCTACTTTCTCTATGTTCTCAGTTGGTAAATGCGATGATGATTATAAAACAGTAACATATTCTACAGTTAGTCAAGGTTGGAATTCATTTTGGTCATACGAGCCTGATTGGATGATTGAGCTAAACAATGTTTTTTATACATTTAAGAATGGTAATATATGGAGGCAAAATACTAATACAACAAGGAATAACTTTTATGAAACTCAATACACCTCCAAAGTTAAAACAATATTCAATAATAGCCCATTAGAGAATAAGGTGTTTAAGTCTATATCCATTAATAGTACTAAACCTTGGTCTGTTGTTATTGATACCAACTTAGAGACATCGAATACGCCAAGTGTTTATTTCGTTGAGAAAGAAGGTTTTTGGTTTTCATACATAAGAAGACAAGACAATACTATTGCTGTTAAAGCTTTATCTACTCAAGGTGTTGGGAATGTACTGTCAGTAACATCTCCTAATATATTAAATTTTTCTTTTAATTTAGACCTATCATCTATAAGTATTGGCGATAAGTTATATAAGAATAACTTAGGGTCTTTAATGTACTTAGGCGAGATAATAGATATATCTTTAAATAACATAACTATAGATATAACTTTTGGAGGCACTCCTTCTGTTGGTGACTTCATTATTTGTGTTAAAAATTCACAAGTAGAGTCTTACGGAGCAAGAGGTGTATATATGAATATAGAATTAGAGAGCGATAGTACTGAAGAACTAGAATTATTTTCAATAAGTTCTACAGTATTCAAAAGTTTTCAGTAAATTTGCGTATGGAAGTTAGATTCTTGAAAGAGAACGATTACGATACGTTATCTAAATGGTGGAAGGACTGGAGATGGACACCTCCCCCAGCTGATATGTTGCCTCAGAACGGTATAGGCGGAGTAATGGTTTATAAAGGAGATACTGAGATATGTGCTGGCTTTGTTTACTTTACGAACTCTAAAACTGCATGGATAGAATTCATAGTATCTAATTTCCAATATAAAGATAAAGATAGACACGAAGCTATAGAGATGCTTATAAATGTGCTTACTAAGATGGTTCAAGATATGGGCGAATATAAGTATATTTATACATCACTAAAAAGCAAAAGTCTAATTGATAGATATGCTAATTGTGGATACCAGCTTGGTAGCACTAATTGCAACGAAATGATTAAAGTATTATAAATATGGCAGCAGTAACATCAACAATAGTGGCATTAGGAGGCTTAGGATTAAGTGCCGCACAAGCAATTAATTCTCAAAAGAGAATGAATGATGCATCAAAAGCAGCAGCAGGTGCTGTTAATGAGTTAAAAAATGTAAAAGAATTTAACGCATTTAAGCAAGTTCAAGTACCTACTCTTGGTTTTAATTTAGCCCAAGAGTCAAAAGCTCAAGGAACTGCTCAAGCACTACAGTCTTTACAAGGAGCTGGAGCTGAGGGTGTTATAGGTGGTGTAGGTAATATTGTACAAGCTGGAAATGAGCAAGACTTGCAATTAGCAGCACAAGCACAAGAGGCACAATTCAAAAGAGATGCAATGCAAGCAGAGGCTGAGCAAGGAATTCAATCAAGAAAAGCAGAAAGAGATTTTTCTTTAGGTGCATATAAATTAGAAGGAGCACAAGCAGCAAGAACAGCCGCTGAAGAAGCTAGAAATAGTGCGATAGAAGGTATGTTTTCATCCGCAGCAGGTGCTTTAACAAGTGCATCAGGATTACTTCCAACATACAAAAGCCAAGGTACGAACACAAATTCAGCAAATGATATATCTGGCTCATCCTCTATGTTTAATAATCAATTTGCATAAACTAGTAAGATAATATGGAATACGCAGGATTTAAAGCAGCAGCACCAATTGATTGGGCTAAGCTAACAAGCGGTCTAACTACTACCATACAAGGTATTGGAGAGAAAAGAGAAGTAGAGAGACAAGAGCTTGATAAGCTTCAAACTGAGAACGCCAAAATATTAGATAATACTGAATTAGGTAAAAGTCAAAGTTTTAATGAGTTACTACTTGGAGGAGCTGGAAACGGTAAAGAAAACTTGGTGCTTTGGAATAAGCAATTAAAGTCTGGTATTATAAAGCCACTAGAATATAGAAATAAGGTAAATAACTTAATGTCTAACTGGTCAACATTAGCTAAAACAGCTAAATCATTTGACCAGCAAATTCAAGAGACAATTAAATTACAGCAAGAAGGAAAAGGTTCAGGATTTAGTTTGTTTACTAATGGACTAATATCTGAGATTGGCGATTTAAAATCAAAAAAAATACAGATAGACCCAAACACAGGTAACGTCCTTATTGGGAGATTAGATGATAAAGGCATGTTTGACCCAAATTCAATTGTGGACGTTAGAACTCTTTCTCAGCCAGGAAATATGATAGATTATAAATTAGATTTAACTGGTGCTGTGGATGTTGGAACAAAAAACATTAAGTCATGGGTTGAAGAAAAAGGAATAACAACTGTTACAGACCCAAGAAAAAATCCAGCTGTTAAGCAAGCGATGTTTGACTTAGCTAAATCAATTGCATCAAATCCTAGAGCTATCACTAGTGTACTTGTTGATAATACTTCTAAGCAATATGACTTTTATTATAAAGAGCAAGATTTAAAAAATAAATTAGATGAAAGAGCTAACTATAGAAATGAGTTCTTGAAAAGTGACGGTAAAAGTCCTATGACTGCATCAGAAAGAGAAGCTTATATAAATGAACAAAAGAAACTATTTATACCTGTTTTACTTGATGCAAATGGCACATTCCAACCTAATCCAACTCCAGAGCAACAAGATGAGGCTTTAAAGACTGTATCTAATACTATTGAGACTAGATTAGAGTACAAAAAAGAATTAGACGAACCTCAGTCATCTGGCGGAGGTGGCGGAGGTAGAAGCGATAACGATAGTAAAGAAAAACCTGATAATGTAGCAATAACAGCTAAAAGAGTATATAATGCTATTAGAAATTCTGGTAACGACCCAGTTGGTTCAGCTAATGAATTAAGCAAAGCTTCAGGTGGTAAATATGTTTTTAAGAACGAACCAGATGGATTAAATGTTTACGAAAAAGGGGATAGGGATGAATTAGTTAAAGTCAATACAGTTCCATTTAAAGGCAGTGGCATAGCAGATGACTTGTATGGTTTTTTTACAACAGAAGGTAACCAAGAAAAATGGAAAGCTTCATTGAAGAAAATAAGACAAGGTGGTGGTGGTTCAGGCTCAGGAGGTGGTGAAGGAGATAATATATTTAATTAATAAAAACAAATGAACGATAAACTACAACAACTTTACGATTTATACAAATCAAAGGGAATTATTAACACAGTTGATTTTAACACATTCTCTACATCTGATGATAGTCAGAGACAAAAATTATATGATTTAGGTAGGAAAAATGGATTATTTAAAACGACTGATTACGGAGTTTTTAGTTCGGTATTTACACCTGTAAAAAAAAAAGAGGTTTCACAATCAACACAAAGAGAAGAAGATATTTCATCGGCTACATCAAAGATGGCTCAAAATCAGCATTTGGTATCTTCTGCTCCAAAAGATGAAAATGTATATACAGGATTTCCTGGGAAAGAGAGCAAAAAATATAAGCTAGACCAATCTACTGGAGTAGAAGTTTGGAAAGAATATAGCTCTACTAATTACAATCAGAAAACAGGTAAACAAGAAGATGTATTTGATAAAACAATTACAGACCCATCAAGAGTGAATGCGCTTAATAAGCAATTCAACGCTAAAGCATCTACTAATGAAGTAGAAAAAGTTTTTGTTGGTTATCCTGGTAAAGAAAAAAATGAGTATAGAGTAAAGGATAATTTATGGCAAAGAAAAGAGAAAGGTCAAAGTGATTGGACAACAATTACTAATGAAGGTTCTATAAAAGCATTAAATTATGAATTTGGTAAAACTATAAATGTGCTTGCTCCTGAAGAGGCATTAAGAATATCTAAAAATGAATCATCTTTATCAAAAATAAATAATACAATAAATAAAGACTTAATTGGTCAAGACGAAGAAGATGCTATATCTAAAATAAATAAAGCAATAAAAAGTTATGATTACCTTGAGGCTGAGCAAATTGGTGCTGGTTATGATGCTATAAGAGTAAAAAATAAAGTGACTGGGGAATACAAAGACATTAGCCTTGATAACTGGTCTTCAGATAGAGATAAGGAAGAGTCAGAAATACTCAAAGGATTCTTGTCTGTAAATATCGGCAACAGTGAATACACTGAAAAATACAAGAAAATACAAGACTTAGAAAACAAAATAAAAACTGCTCAACCTTACAAAGTTCCTCTTATTCAGAAAGAAATAAATGAAGCCAGAGAAGAACTTAAAGACATAGATAGAAAAAGAAAGAACGATTCAAGAGAGAATAAATATAAAGCAACAGCTGTATTTGATAAGTATGCTGTTGATGACATTAATCTAAATATATCTAAGACTATTGTAAAAACAGAGGACCTGAAAAAGAAAGCGGCTGAGTTTTCTGAATATGCGAATACAGTAAATGAAGCCTATAGAAATGGTAAGATAACTGAAGAGGATTATAAAAATAACTATGCTGTAGTTATCGAGAATAATAAAAAAGAAATTTCATCAGAAATAAATGCTATCAAGCAAGACTACAATGATGTAAAGAAAGACTCTATTTTAGTTGACGATATAGCTGGATATAATTACAAGGTAGAGTCTCAAAGAGGTAACGTTTTAACTGGTACTACATCTGCATTTCTAAGAGGATTTGAAGGCGCTACTAGATTTGCTCTTGAAGGTATATCTGAAGAAGCAGGCGGATTAAAAGAAGGTTCGTTTCAAGGCGTAATGTCTGAGCAATTAGCACCATCAACTGTAAGTTCTATATACACATCTTCAGAAGGTAAGAACACATTTGAACAGATTGTATTTGGTCTTGCTGAGTCTGGCGGTGCGGCTATGGCTGGAGTATTAACAGGTGGTCCTCAAGGGGGTGTATTTGGCTTATATGCATCTAGTTATGTTCAGTTGAAAGACCAAATGAATACACCTGAGTTTCAGGATGTTCCAGAGTATCAGAAGGTTTTATTGTCAGGTGTATATGGTGCTTCTGTGGCGTTGCTAGAAAAGTACGGTATAACAAAAGGCTTTAGTAAAAATCCAGTTGGTAAGAGGTTCTTAAATTCTTTCTTATCTAAAATGGTGAAAGAGCTTCCTTCTGATGCAACAGCTGAAGTTATTGAGGCTTATGTAAATAAAAATGTCAAAACTCTTATTGCTAAAAAAGCAATAAATTTAACAGGTGCTGGTCTTATTGAGTATTCAACTGAGGCTGGACAAGAGGCTACTGATATTGGATTAAAGTCTTTATTTAACGGATTACAAGGTAAAAAGTATTTTGAAACTCCTGAGACATGGGGTGAGGTATTTTCTCAAATCAATGAGGCTGGTAAATTAGGGTTTATAGGTGGTGCTGGAATGCAGTCAACAAGTATAGCTTTGAACACAACTAAAGACGCTCTAACTAAATACCAATTAAATAACATAGAGAACACTATCAATAATGAGGACATTAAAAATATATATGTACTAAACATTAAAGATAGAATATTATCTGGAGAGATTACTAAAGCTCAAGGACAAAAGGAACTCAACAAATTAAAAGAGTCTGAGGGTTTATTGAATAAAATACCAGTAAACATAACTGGTGATAGTAGATATGAGGCATTTCAATTAATAAATGAAAGAGACGAGCTTCAGAAAGCAACAGAAGGTAAAGAGGCAGCTTTAATTACTCCTATTACAGATAGAATTACAGAGATTAATAACAGATTAAAAACAATAAGTAAAAATGCCGTTCAAGTCGAAACAACAGGTGAAGTTCCTGTACAGCCAGAAGCCAGAGTTGGCGAAGAAGTGGTCCAAGGAGAATCCAAAACAGAACCTCAAAGCATTACCGAAGAAGGTCAAAAAGAAGTAGAGACATTAAGAGCTAAAGAGATTGCTGAATTTAAGGAAGAGATAGATAATGCAGATGACTTCATTACAGATGGCAAGATAGATGCAAAAAAAATAGAGGCTTCTGATAATTTAAAAGCCAAAGAGATTTACGCTAAGTACGACAAACTAATTAGTCCTTTATTGAAGCCTACCGAAATAACAATAGATAAACCAGTCATTGCATCAAATGCTGCTGTTGAAGTAGATAGAGTAAAAGCTCTTCCTATTGAGTCAGAAGACGGAGCTACATTTAATCTTGACGGAGCTAAATACGAAGGGGTTGGATTGGTTGTTCCAGTTGATAGCATGAATACAACAATAGAAGAATTAACCCCAGAGATGGTAGCTGATTTTGTTGAAGAACGTCAGAAGATGATTGGCGATACTGGGGTTGTAAAGGCTGGTATATATAAATTCCCTAATAGCAATCAAGTGTCAATAGACTTGAGTATAGTAGTTCCTGAATCATCAAGAGAACAAGCTATTGAATTCGGAAGACTTTCCGATCAAGAGTCTTTATTTGATTTAGCTACATTTGAAAATGTAAAAACTGGTGGTACTGGAAATAACCCAATGAAATTTACTCCAGAGCAGCATAGGGAAATAGCGAAAGCATTAAAAGAGGGTAGAGTTCCAAATGTATTTTCAGAACAAGATAAACGGACAGAATCCGATCAAGATAACTTAATTACGCAAGATAACTTTGAAGCACAGAGAGCTAAACAAACCACAACTGTAGGACAAAAAATAGTTACAGCTGCTAAGTTAGTTATGAAGGCATTACCTAGTGTTAAGATATATGTTCATCAAACAACGGCTGACTTTGAGATTGGTATTGGAGAGAAATCTGAAGAAAACGATAGAGGTGCTTACATTAATGGAGAAATTCATATCAACCTAGAGAATGGTGCTAATTTGGCGACACTATATCACGAAGCAATCCACCACGCATTAGAAGTTAAAGGAATGCAGTCAGGTGCGATACTTGATCTTGCCAAAGGATTAAGAGCTATTGTATCTGGTAAATACACTAAACAATACTTAGATAACTTCATTAGTAATTATGACGAGAATGCTCAAGCTGAAGAATATATAGCTGAGCTTGGAGCTATAATGGCTGAAGACAAGATGGAGCTGACTGCATCTAAGTTTATACAGTTTAAGGCGTTGCTTGGTAAGATAGCTAAAAAGCTTGGCATACCTGCATTTAGTGATGCAATGCAAGCTAAAGATGCTGCTGACTTTATTAATAACCTTACTAAAGCTATACGTACTGGTGAGGAGATTAAGACTGAAGGATTTCAATCAGAAATAATTAAGCCTAAAGAAATTAAAAAACAGGTAAAGGTTCGTGATAATTATAAGTTATCATTTGTAAAACAATCTGATATTATTGATATTGATTCACTTATAAAAGAAATAGCTAATAAAGGTCAAAAGGTTTGGTTCTGGATGGCAGATCAGTTAGGAATAGGTTATGTTTATGATGAAGTATCTGGAGAAAACAATTACTTAGATGCTGGACCTTCTTTTGCTTTAGATCCTGAGAATAGAAGCGAGCGAATAGTATGGGCTTCAGGGTTGAAAAAGAAAACTCTTAAACGTTTAATAGATAATTCTGACTATATATTCTTAGTAAGTGGATCTCCAGATACAGCTAAATTATTTAATAAAGCAGTGTTTGATTTATATGTTAAAAAAATAGGCGACTATAATTCATTTAAGAAAGAGGTGTTAAACAACACTCCAACTAAAGGAATAAAAGAAGTTTTAGAAAAGTATAATTCATGGGAGGAAATAAAAGAAAGTGGTGACAGAAAAAAAATACTTTCTGAATTTAACAACTCATTTAATAAACCTAATGGTAAGCTAAATAAAATACTATCAAGCAAGAATGCACTTATTGATGTAAATTCAATTAAGGATGATTTTTACTCTGAAAATAACTTTCAGCAGAATGATATTATGATGGTTTTAAAACCAGAAAAAATAGGAGGAAAGTCAAAGCATTCTACGTATGAAAATGATCTTATTGGAGATGTAGTAGGAGTTCCTGATAAGATAATAAATGCTTATGATATTTTATCAGATGAGGATAAATCAAGATATAAGGATGTATCTAATTCAGACAGAGTAAAACAGCAAGCTGTCACTGCGCCATTCGGAAAAGGAATTAGAAGCGTTATTAAAAAACAAATGATATCACCTGAGAATTCATCCAACTATGCCAATTTAACTGAAGATGATAAAGGTAATTTTGTATTTTTCCATATAGGTGAAAAAAATTATGATGTAATAAAAACAAGTTCTGGAGCTAGCCTAAAAACAAGTTTAACAGAAGGATCTGCCATAGGAAGAGTTGGCGGTGTTGCAATGTATTACACTAGACCATCTGATGGTGAAAGAATGGTTACTAGTCCATCAAGATATATTGTAAAAATACCAAAAAATGAAGTTTATGATTTCAATTCAGATCCATTAAAATTAATAGATGAAGCAGAAAAAAGATTTAATGAGGAATTTTCTGGATTAGCATTTACACCTAATGACCAATTAGCTTATATAACTAAAATAGCAGATGAGAATGGTTATGGTATGACAGTTGCACAATGGGGAGATAGAACAAGGGCGCAGACAGTTCAAGAATACAAACCTGATGATGTTGAAATTTCAGAAGGTAGTAGAATTGTAAAACCATTTGATGAAAAACATATAAGCAATACTGAAAAAGGATTTGTATCTGTTATACCTGAATCAAAAAGTAAAAAAATCAATGATTTATATGATAAGATTTATAAAATAAGAAATTCTGAAGGAAAATATGATGATCTATATAGAATTCAAGAAGAGTCAAGCAAAATGACTCAAGATCAGATAACTGATATGATAATGAATTCAGATTTACCTAAAAGTGTTAAAGATGAATATCAAGAAATATTATCTTATAAACCTGAGAAAAGAAGATCTATTAAAAAGCAGAAAGCTCCATCAGTTGGTAAAGTATTAGGTAAGCCAAAAGCAAAACAGGTTTCAGTTAATGAGATGTCAGCATTGAAGGACCAAATTAGATTGGAAGCTCGTGCTGCTCGTGATGCAAAAGGAGATTTGAATACTAAACGTAAAATGCTGGCTGCTGCCATTAGTAATATGGTTAAGCTTGGTAAAATAAAAGCATCTCAAGCTGGTGTATTAATCAAGAGGATTAGTAGTATAAACTTAGACAATCCTGTAATTGTAGATAGATTTGCTAACTATGCTGAGAAAGTATTTAACAGAGCTGACTATCAGAAAAGATTGGATGATGCATTTGCATTAAGAAAAAGTATCCGAAAATTATTGAATACTGAAAACCAAGCTGAGGTTGTTGGTATGGCTAAAGAATTTGCCAATATTGACCCATCATTAGTTGAAGACATTGATGCCTATATTGAGATGGCTGAGAAAGTTAAAAATGCCGTTAAACCGTCAAGAATAAAAGGCTTTGACGTAATAATGAAGGAAGCGGCAAATATCGCTATGGTATCTGAATTCTCAAAAGCCGAACTAGAAAGACAAGAGGATATAAAAAAGCAAGAATTACTGGCTATACATGACTATTTAAAAGATATATCAAAAGACATGTCTTTAAAAGAGATTCAAGATATAATCAATCTGCTAAAAGAAAACTCAGAAGAAACTGCCGATAAAGAAGGTAAAGTAATGGAGTTCTTGAAAAATAGATTCGACTTTATGTCTGGTATAATCGACACAATGATTAATACAGGTGTTGACCCTATGACTGGTGAGGATATTCAATTTGATGAAAAGCAAAATAGCTTAATGAAAAAAGTTCTAAAGATTGACTTGAATCAGATGTCAATTAGAGAAGCTATTAAGATTGTTGAGAGTGTAAATAACTTTCTGACTAACCAAATAACTAGTGGTCTTGAAGCAGCTGTAAACTCTTACGAAGGTGCTACAAACGCACAAAGCTTAGTAGATAATGGTACTAAAGCAAAAGATGTATCACTATTCTTTTCTAAAAAAGCAGGTCAAGCATATACCAATCAATTGTTCTCATTACCATTGTTAATGGAGAGAATGTTCAATGGAACGAAAGCTGCATTGAATATAATGACTGAAATGGGATTAAACACCGTCATTAATGGAGTGAATTTAGCGAACAAGCTACACGATAATATCATAACATCATACTCAAAAGAAGCGTTCTATGGTAAGAAAGGATTCATGGACCAGAAGAATGTTTTTGAGAGAGGAATGTTAGCTTTCTTAAAAAGAAACCTTACTGGTAGCGAAACAATGGTAAAAGCAGAATTCGAGAGAAGAGCTAGAATCATTGAGCAAAGTATTGAATCATTAAAAAATTCTGGAGACAAAAAGCTAGTTGAGTTAGGTGAAGCATACCAAGAGGTATATGACAAATTAGGAGTTGCTAAAAAAGACCTTGATGTAATTAATTCAAGAGCTGAATCAATGAATAAAGAAGCTGTCGATTGGTGGATTAAAGAATGGTCGAAGCACTACAAAGATTTATCAGATGTAAGTTTATCAGTATATAACGCTATGTTAGGTAGTGATACAAACTATACACCTGATAAATTTAAAAAAATAGTACAGACAAGTGGAGTGATTGAAGACGCTGACAGTATCGGTGGGATTGACTATACAGACAAGAACAAGACAGGAGTATTGATAGAGTCATCCAGACCAAATAATGCGCCTTCAGGCAGATATATTAGTCTTGATTTTGATAGTAATAATTCAAACGCATTGAAGGGTGCATTGGTTGACATTAACACAGCAGCTGGAATTAGACAAGTAGATGGGTTTATGAGTTCAAAAGCATTTAACTCATTAGTTCCTAATGCTAAAGATAGAGCATACTTAGTTGAGCGCATTAATAACTATATAAGACGTGCTAAAGGAAAGAGGAT